AGCATGTTTAATACGAGTCGATATTAATCCTACGATATATCGCTGACCTTCAACATGGCGCAACTCATCATTACTTATGGCGGCTCCATTGACTGAATCTATTGTAATTGAACGCAAATATTTTAAAACAGATTTACCTGTTTCTGATTGAAATAATGTTGCGATGTCTAAGCTTATTCTTGCGTCTTCATTCTTATCTCGATGAAAACCATCAATACCAATAAAGGTCTTATTGTGGTTGACCAAGCATTTGCTCCTGTTGTGTTGGTTGTCCTAACTGTTGCTGTTGCATCATCTGTTGCTGTTGTGCATACTGCTGTGCCATAGCTACAAGTTGTTGACGCTCTTGTAAATCCCTAATTAAAGTATCAGGAACGCCAAACTTCTTACCAAGATATGCGGCTGTTTCTTCAGAGTTAATTAATATATTCATTACCTCTGGGCCAAATGTTCCCTGCACAAGCTCTAACCATCTAGCCACGGAGGAAATGTCTTGATTAGCTTGAGCTTGCGCTAGGGGAGAAACAGAACGAACTTTGACTTCTCTGCCATTAATTGTGGGTAACTCAATGCGTCCTTGTTTCTTTAATATGTAAACAACACGTTGTAATACTGGCTGTACCATTTCAGCTTGCAGTCTTCCAAAAGCAGAACCTATACGCCTTGATAAGTCTGCCATGCGTTCTGCAACCTCTGTTGCTGATGCAGGTGTTCTATCAGGATTACCAAGCATATCATTATACAATGCTCGTTTAATATTAAGCCTCATGTCTGAAAGCACAAGATTAGCAACATCAAAAGAACCTGCTGGTTGAACAGGCTGTAAACCTAGAGAACCTGCGGCTTTAGGTATTACAGTTCCGGGAACGAGGTTGATTGTATCAGGGTTAATAACGCCATCATCATCCATTTGATAAATACCAGATATAGCCATCTGTGCATTTTCTAAAATTAGTTCTATTGTAAGGTTAGTAGTTTTGATTGCGCTCAATGCGTTCATCAAAGGGCCACGCCCATAGATTTCACCAGAACATTTAGACCAACGAAAACAAACAAATGGGTTAGAACCAACACCACGATACTTTTTAAAATCAACTACAGTTTTTGTTTGCGTTTCTATTGCATAAAATAAATGAGCTTCTTCATTCTTAACTGTGTAATCTTTGCATACTATCTCTAGTATTTTTGTTCTTTCGTCTGGATACGAATTAATTTTTTGTTGAAGCTTATCTCCAAGTTTTGCCTTGGGATACATATGAGGAATGTCAGAGTTACGGCATTGACGCTCACGATATATATGGTCAACCTTATCATCAGGGCCAGTATCTAACACAACATGTGGCAATGGTATTGCTGAGAATATAACAGGATTAACTGAATCACCTTCTGCAACAGAAAGGACACCAGTGCCTACAGCCAAATCCATAAATGATTCGTGTATTTCCTGACCAAAGTTTGAGTTTTGAATAACTTCAAATACATACTCAGTTACTTCATCAAGCTCATTATCCACCGCTTCACGTTCTTCAGTCGGTACTTCTGAGCCAGACATAAAATCAGCCCATCTTGCAAAGTTTGGAACAAGACCTTGCTGTAATCTAGAAGCAAACTCTTGAACTCCCACCACCGCTGTTTCATCGAAAATTTTATCATCGCGTCTTTGACCTATTGTTTCAGCATAAAAAGATTCTCTTTGAGGCAGAGCATACTCATAGCATTCTTCAAATAAAGGAACAAAGTTTTCCCTTAGAGACTTAGCCTTCTCATATTTTTTCATATATTCTTTGGCTACATCATCTGTAAAGTTTGCGCCAATGTCTGCATCATTATATGTAATCATTAACTATACTCGCTATAATAACCCATGCCACCGCCAGAACTTCTTATCAAAGAACGTCTACCAGTACCACCTGTTATACCTGCAACTTTTGTTTGAAGTGCTTCTTGTCTTGCGGTTTTTTTAGTTTCTCTCTGTTCTTCAGCTTGAGCTTTTTGTTGTTGCTCTGCTTGCAGATTGCGTGGAGGGGCTGATGGTCTTGAGCCTATGCACATAACTTACTCCTTTAAATAATATCTATTCCTAAACACAGAACATATATTTATGCAACGCACAAATTACATTCTTGCCCATAAACCTTGTCGTTTTTTTACTTTAGGTTTTCGATTAAACACATCAAAATCAACTCTAGCATTAAAAGACCTTGCCTGTTTCTGACCAGATATAAGGTTTCTACCTTCTCCTGCGCCCAACATAAGATACTGTAAGGCATCATGTATATGAGAATACATGTTCTTATCAGGTTTATCTGCGTATCTCTCGCCAGATACTTCCATTCTTTTATAAGAATAACCGCCCTCAAATCCTTTAATAAGTGAAGCGCACCTTCTATCAATAAGAAAAGCAGGTTTACCCTCAACCATTTTATTCAAACTTGCTGAAACAGATTCAAGCCTTAAATCAACAGAGTTTGATGGAGCAGGGAAAGCTTTTAATCCAGCACCTCTTAGTATCTGAAAAGGTGTAGACTCATCAGTCTGCGCCCTAAAATCACCAGCAGGGTCTCCATAGATATTTACTTCTAAGTTTCCAAAACGTGTGGCTATCTCTTGCCTTAATAGTTCTGCAAATCTTACAATACCCATATCAATCGCAACAATCTCAGATTGGATAAACCATCTACCTCTTACCTTCTGACCAAACACAGCCGCAGGTGTAAGCCCAAAGTCAATCCCAATATATAACGGAACACCATCTGCTATTGGTATTTCTTCTTTTGCAATATGTGTTTCTGATAAGAAAGATGGATACACTGGTTTCCCCTCTTGAATAGAACCTAATCTATTCATTACATAAACATCAATCCAACTCTTAGTTTTACCTCTGATAAGATTTGGATAGTAAGACTTCAGCATATTCTTTGCATTCTCAGCCTTGTTGTTAGGCTTGTAATCTATAACAGAACCATTGTCATTTTGTTCTTCTACCATACCAGCAGGTTGAACATAGAAAGACCAGTTGTCTGGTTTTACTAACATCCTTGCCTGTTCCATGGGAATATGGTCAGGAACTGGAACTTCACCAGACATGATAGGCCACCAGTGGTCTTCTTCTGGTGCGTTAGTATCTGCAATAACACCATGCCAACTAGGGCCGCCCTCACGCATAGAAGGGAAACGACCAACACGCATAGTACATGCATCAATAATAGACTTGGGAACCTCCCTCGCCTCGTTAATCCATATGCCAGTAAGCTCTAGGGAGAGAAGCTTTTTGACATCTTCTGGTCTGTCGAGTGCGAGGAAGATAACTTCAAGCTCAAGGTCTGCCTGTTTAATCCAATGGGTATAAGGTACTGACCAATGAAACCTTCCCCAATCATCTTCGGGAAACCAATCGAGCCATGTTTTAATCGTAGTGGTACGAAGCTGTGGATTAGTATTCCTGATAATTGCCCAACGACTACGCCTAATACCATCTTTATTTGGTTTCTGCTGTAAAGCTCTACGAAATACTTCAATGCAACACCCAACAGATTTGCCAGAACCAACTGGCCCTCGAATGCCACGAAAGAATGTATCATCTTTCATGAATGTTTTTAATACAGTACCATCTGGTTTGTATTTAAAGTCTGTCAATATTATCTTTGCCGAACCTAATCATACGCTCAACAACCTCTGGGGCTATGGTATTAATCATCTTGTCAGCTTCAGTATCTGTCGCAAATTCTTCTGGATGATAACAAAGATGAACCTTCTTAACTACCTGCCTCAGAATATCACGCTCTTCTTTCTTAATAGTATGCAGAAAATAACTCATCTGTATTGACTAGCCTTCTTTGCAATTGACTTTGGTTGCTTGCTAAACTGCTTGCCTTTTCTTATTGCCGCACGTTTAGCCTTGGTAGTTCTAGCATATTCCTCAGAAGACATAGCCTTAATAGCCGCTTCTGGCAAATAACGCTCACCAGTTGCCTGAGATCCTTGTGTGCTAGGCTTGCCAGACTTAGTGCGCCACTTCTGCCTAGTCCAAGCCTTCAAAGATTTCTGAGGGGCTTTCACGATGTATAACCCCCACCTTTAGCTTTGTACTGCTTTGCTAACATTTGAGCTTTTCTTGCCGACCACTGACCGCTTGCTCCCCCCTTGTTTCCTGCTTTTATTCTTTGGAACAGGCTTTTTCTCATCTTCGGTTTTGTGTAATTCCCTGCTTCGTTCACCGCCATCTTGAACCTCTACTAAACGCTTTGAGTCTTTGGTATATGTTGCACCTGATAATATCCTACCATCAGGTGTTTTAATAGTTGGCCCTTCATAAGGAGTGCCATCCCTAAATTGATACTTAGGCATTGGACATTTTCTTTTTTAAAATTTTTTTCTGTAAAGCAGGTGGTAATGTTTTCTGACTGCTAGTTAGTAATGACTTGCCCTTCTTTTTAGCTTTTGCAGAAGGTCTGCCAACTTTTGAACCATAAGTTCCTTTTCCCATAGGCATTATGCTTTTCCTTTATTTCTTTTGGATATTGCTCTGGCTTTTGCTCTTGCATCAGCCTTACTACTCGCGCCCCATACTTGCAAGCTCTTGAGTAATCTTGTTGGCCTTCCCTTGCTATCACGCTCTGGCCCTTTCATGTTTCCCATTCTTGCTAAAAAGGAAGCACGTCTTGGGTTATCTCCAGACTTAACAGGAGGCTTTAAAGTGCCACCTTTGTAAGATGCCCTGCCCTTGGCATTCAAACCACCCTTCGGGTTCTTACCTTCTTTCCTAGTCCAAGCAGGTGTCTTGCTCATATCCCTGCCTCATATGGGGACATAGCTTTAGTTTGTCTTTCAGCCTTGCTTAATTTAAATAATCTTCTTGCTATTCTTGCAGTATCATATCTAGGGTCATACTTTTCTTTAGGAGTTATTAAACTTTGCGCCCTGTTCCTAGCGGCTATCTGTGCATTCTTAGCCGCATTCTCATCACTCAGTGCATAAGCACTCTTAATAGGCTCGTTGCTGGTATCCCTTGGGCCAACATTCGGATAACTCATTGGACTAGATTGCATTCCTATACACATATTAATCTTTTCCTTTAGAAATTGGAGGTCGCTTGACTGGTAAAGACATTCCTAATTTATTCGAAAACTCTCTTACAGTCGCCTCAGATTGTCCACCCCGACTTTTCATTTCTTTCATACTCGGAATAGAAACAGGCTCTTTAGTAGAATTTTTAAATAATTTTAATTGAGATAGTGAACCAGTTGATTTTTTGTTTTTTAAATATGCGGCAATCAAACCTTTGCGCTCTGCATAATCAAAAATAATTTTATTTCTATTATTCAAGTCTTCATAAGAACTCTTAGGAACTGCTTTAAAATTATCCTTAAACTTTTTGATTAATGATTCTGCCATTACGGACTCCTAGATTAAAAAAATTATTCGATTTCATAGTTTACTTTTTTTAACTCTAATGTTTGTGGTGGACCCCTTGCCACTGACTGCGCGTAAGTTTTAAACCCCTCCCCTGTCAGCTGAGGTCTATACTAACCTTAATTTCCCCTGCATGTAAGTGCATATGTTTCTCGGGAGCCTTGAACCCAGCACGGTCTAAGATATCCTTACTTGCTTCTAGCTGAACGTACTCAGACTTGGCTCCACGAGCCAGATGCACGAGTTTACTAGCCGCTGTCGTAGCGTTCAATCCCAATGTCTCACCAACTCTCTGCATCATATACTGTTGCACATGTGGAAGCCGCAAAGCCTTACTGGCACTTACTCTCCCACTCTCGCCCTCAGCATATCCAGCTTGCCCAGCGGCTTCCTTGATACTACATCCAGTTGCTACAAGCGTATCCACAAGAGCAATCTGTTTATTAGTACATTTCAACACATCTGTCATATATATTCCTTATCAACCCCCCCTTGTGTTCCCCCCCTTTTTGAGGCAAGAACGACTACCTTGTCAACGCACAATTTGCACATTAAAAGTACACTTTGAAAAGACAATGGGAATGAGTCTTATCTGACAGTATTCCACTCGTCACGGATATCTGGTGCGAATCCTAAGCATTGAGTTCCGTACTTTCTTCAAGATGCCATTCGCTTCACCTTCGCCTGTCGGTTGAGAACCGCTAAGATTATCACAGCTATCAAAGCTCATCAAGTCAACCTGCCTTGCAGGAGGCTCGGTCGAGCCTGACTTGATAACCTTTGCTATCGGTGATTCTCTAAGCTTATCTACAACCGACATTCAAAGGAGAACCAAATGTCAAAGAAAGTACAAAACTCAATCGGATTCACACAGGATATCCTAACTCGCTTCACACTGTCAGATAAGACTCATAACTCCCAGTTGAAGTATCACCTTGAGGGTTTTATCAACAATATCAAATATAACTCAAACAAAAAGAAGTTGAGAATCGATGACTTGCATGAGCAAAACGCTGAAGCAGTACATCAACATATCGAGAATGGTCAGATGCTCGACCGAGATGCAATTCTAAAACGTGAGCAAGATATGTCATGGCTTCAGAATCAAATTGAACTCAATGATGGGCTTCAAGAATATATTGAGCAATCATTAGAACAACTTTTCCCAGCTGATGTGAAACTAAAGGAGGCAGATGACCAAGCAATCTTAGCTAGATACTCTGCATAGAGTATCTAACAGCCTCAGAGCTTCGGCTCTGGGGCTTTTCTTTTGTCGATACAAATACTGACTTGCACAAACATAGGTGTTGCATTGAGCTACTACCTATGCCATACTGCAATAGTGCAGTTAAAGGAGAACCAAATGAACATCAAAGAAATATTTGCCGATGCAACATGGTCAGAAATTATAAAAGAATTTCTAACTACAATGATTTTTTTTCTAACTACAGCAGGCATTGTGTATGCAGTGCTTGTAATCTTTTCATAACAAAGGAGAACCATAATGAATAACATGATAATCGATTCAACAAAACTTTCAAACAGCTGGTCATTCCCAATTGAAACACAACAGCTTCAAACAATAACAGGTTCATCTGTACCTACAAGAATGTCTCAAGCTGTCGTGCGTACTGATACCAATGAAGTGCTTGGTGTCAACGGCTCTAAGTACAAGCCAATTGTACATGATGATGTTGTTAATTCAATTATGGATGCGGTCTCAGATGCAAATGTATCTCAAGACTATTCATTCAACGTGCAACTATATGACAACGGAGCAAAGATGCGAGGCATCATCGACTTCAATGACTTAACTATTGAGCCAGAAGTAGGAGACCATATAAGATTTCAAATACTATTCTATAATTCTTATGATGGTAGCTGGGCATTTCAACAGCAAGCACAAGGTATGAGACT